GTAGACGGTTCAAGTACTTCTGTAACCGCGGCAATTGATGTGTATGTGTCTGACTTTGGCTCGCTTAAAGTCGTACCTGCTCGCCACATTGACCTATCAATGCTTTACGTATTGCAAAGTGATATGTTTAAATTGGCAGAATTATCGCCAATTACTAGCACACCACTAGCTAAAACAGGCGACTTTGACAGAGAGTTGTTGAACGCTGAATATACGCTAGAAGTATGCAATGGCAAATCAAGCGGCATTGTCGCTGCATTGAACGTAGCTTAATTAGATTAGGGGTGTAAAAGCCCCTTTTTTTAGGACTTAAAATGACAACTGAAAAAACAGCAACTAGCAAACCAGTTAAAAAGCGCATAGATGTTTTCACCGCAGTTTATTTTGGCGAAAACGAACAGCGGTTTAATGTTGGTGAAGTATGCTTAATTGAAGATACCGACGAGCTTGAAAGGCTCACTGAAATAGGCGTGATTAAATCAACATATAGAGTGGTTTAAAGTGAGAGCTATTGAAACCGATAAGTTTACTGGCATTACTGAGCAGGTTGATATTCAAGACGGTAATATAAGAATAAAAACCAGCCAAAATATTGACGAAACATTAGATGTAAATAACGCAGACCGAAATAACAGCGGGGCAGGTTGGAAAGGTGAAATGCATCATGTTGCCAGAATACCTATGCTTATGATCCAACAGTGGAACAACGAGCTAAAATCCCAAGGCGCGCATGACACAAACATTATGTCCGCAAACAACAAAAAACTATTTATATCAAAATTAAACGACTATAATTACTCAAGATTACGGACTAAAACAGGCAGAATATAAATGGCAATTACCAACTATGATGAGCTATTGAAAGCAATTGTTAAATGGTCTCATAGAGAGGACTTGCTAACGCTAATACCTGATTTTATTATGCTTGCAGAGGATGCAATGTATGACAATGAAGTAGAGTCGCTTAGATTGCGTTCTATGGAGTTTACCAGCACAACTGCAACGACAGGTAGAGTTATCGCATTACCTGATGATTTTGAATATTCAAGAAGTACTCGCTTAACTGTTAACGGCGGCGAGGTGAAATACGTCACGCCAGAAGGTTTAAATAGTGTAACCGGCACCGGCAAGCCAATATTTTTTACAATAATCGGCAATACTATTGAGTTTGATATAACGCCAGACATGGAATATACGCTGCAACTACAGTATTTCAGAAAATCGCCAAAGCTCACCCAGTTAAATCAAACAAACGACATTCTTACTAATCATCCGGGCATATATCTAAACGGCGCGTTACTTGAGGTTGCTATCTACACATTGGACTTTGACCAACAGCAAGTATTTAAGCAACGCTTTATGAATAGTATTAAAGGTGCTAACAAGGCTGATAAGAAAGGCCGCTACGGTAACGCACCGGCTGTCAGAATTGACGGTGGTATGCGCCCATGAAGTTTCAATCAGTGCCAGTGCAGACAACAGGGGCATCGTATGAGAGCCGAAGCAGGCCATTGTCAAGTCAAAGAACAGTCAACTGGTATCAACAGGTTTTAGACCAAGCTGAAGAGACGTTTGTATTGATACCCTTCCCCGGCTTAAAGTTTTTCACAACAGGGCAAGGAATAGACCGTGGATTTGAAAAATTTGGGCGTTTTATGTTTCAAGTAAAGGGCACCAGGCTAATTTTGTTTACAGACTCACGCAGCAGAGACGTAGGGCAAATACCGGGTGTAGGCCGTTGCATTATGGCGAACGATGGCGAGAACTTATTTGTTGTAACTGAATCTAATGGCGTATTCAAATACGGCAATTCAATCCTTTCAGAAGTAACAGACCCAAACATATCAGGTGCCAATTCAGTAGATTTTATAAACAATCAGTTTTTGTATACTTTTTCTAATTTCACATCTGTTTCCAATGTTGGTGATGGCTCAACAGTAAACAGTTTGAATATAATTGGTGAGGAAACGGAGCCTGACGCTTTAGTTAGAGACTTTGTTTTTGACGAGATAATTTACAGGTTTGGAACGCGATCAACTGTGGCATGGTATAACAGCGGCGTCGGCAATCCACCTATTGAAAAGCTACAGGGGCGCATATTTCAAGTTGGCCTAGCTGCTATTCACTCAGTCGTTAGAACAGACGATGCGATGTACTGGCTAGGCGATGACTTTAGAATTTATAGGGCTTCATCGGGTGCCAAGCAAGTTGTAAGCACTGAGCCGTTAAGCACTGAGTTTGCTAAGTACTCGGCTGAAAATGGAACAGATGTTAGTGATGCATTCGGCCAAACTATTACGTTAGGCGGTAATAACTTTTATATTATAACGTTCCCAAGTGCTAACAAGACTTACATATTAAATGAGAGCTTAGGAAAGTTGGGGTGGGCCGAGCTTTCAAGCGGTCTAGATGGCGGCAGATACCAAGGCAACAGCTTTGTACAATACAATGGTAAGACTTACGTTGCCGACGTCGATAACGGTAATATTTACACACTTGACATAGATACTTACACGAATAACGGTGAGCCTTTACGACGTGAGCGCGTGACAGGCAGTGTTAACGGTGACTTATTGGGTGCCAAAGGAAAGCGCCTACAAATGTCAAAAGCAAAGTTCATTATGGAAACCGGCGTGGGCTTGATAAATGGTCAAGGCGATAACCCTAAAATAATGATTGAGCACTCAGACGACGGCGGCAGAAGTTGGACGCATGGAGGTTGGCCTAGAGTGGGCAGATTAGGCGAATTTACGTTACAAGTTGAATATTATAATTTGGATACATTTTTTGATAGAATATTCAGAATAAGCACAACTGACCCTGTTAATTACTCGATTTATTCAGCAACTATTGACGTAAGGAAGGCAAGCGACTTATGACTAGACCCGTTAATCCGCCACAAACGCTCAAGACGCCTGCCATGTTTCTGTCTAATAACGAAGCTATGGCGTACTTTGATCAAAATAGGCGCATACTTTTTCAACTTTGGCAAAAGCTAGGTGGATCAAGTGAGCAGATGCCGGGCATATTTGGAACAAAATCACGACTTGAAACCGACATTCTAACGATTAACTTAAGCGTGATCACATTAACAAACAGTAATCACAGAATTGACACCCAAGATAACGCGGCAACCGATACGCTTGAATTTATATTAGGCGGCGAGGATGGCGATATAGTGTGCCTGTCAGCAAATAGTAATGATAGAACAATAACGGTGAGGCACAGGACAAACGGTATCGCGGGCACCATTCAATGCGGCGCTGATATAAGCTTAGATAATAGCGCTGACCGCATAACATTGGAGCGCTCTGGTGGCGTATGGTTTATGACATCATTTGCCAATAATGGGTAGTGAATTAATAGTAAAGACGACGCGGAATAAATCGGATATAGAAAAGGTTTTATTGCACCCTGATATTTACGATACCATTACAGATGACTACTGCCCTAGCGCAGTCAATTTTATTTTACCTTTGACCGATGATTATCTGTATATCGGTGGGTACGTAAAAGGTGATATAATAGCCGTAATGGTTTATCATACGTACAAAGACGGTGATAAGTTACACATTCAAGTTTTACCAGAGTATAGAAAGCGGTATGCTCAACAATTTGCAGAACAAGCGCTTACATTTAAACGCACTCTACATTTATATGCTGAAATACCAATCCTTTACAAGAATGTTTTAGACTTTGCTAAGTCATTTGGGTTTGAAGTTTCAGAGATTAAAGTTTGTGATTATGTTAAAGATAATCAGAAATACGATACATATATAATGAGATACGCTCAGGCGTAGGAGGATAGTCCCATTGGATTTATACGCGATTTAACAGGCAAAACAGCCGCAAATAGAGCAGGTCAAGCAGGCGACTTGCAATCACAAGCAGCACTCGATGCTTCACAGCTACGCATTCAAGCCTTTGGAGACGCAAGCGCTTTACTCGACCCATTCGCAGGCATAGGACAACAAGGGTTAGAGCAGGCAAAGTTTTTAACAGACCCGCAAGCGCAATTCGACTTCTTACAAAACAATCCGCTATTTCAAATGGGGCTAGATAATGCTAACCAACAAACGCTTGGCTTGGCGGCTAGTCGTGGGCGCTTATCAGCCGGTGATACATTGCAACAGCTTACTAACAATTCACTGCTTGCTGCTCAACCACTTATTAACGACCAGAAAAACAGTATTGGCAACCTATTAAACTTCGGCTCAACAACTGCAACTAATCAGGGTAACCTGCTATTAGGTCAAGGCACAGCGGCGGCCGGTGGTATAACCAACTCAGCAGCAGCACAAGCGGCCGGTATGGTTGGCGAAGCGAATGCACGAGGTCAAAGCGCACAAAACATATTCGGGTTAGGCGGTAAAGCACTGGCCGGTGGATTAGGTGGCGGTGCAGGTATTGGTGGATTCTTATCAGGCGCAATAGGTGGTATATTTTCAG